TTGAAAAGGTGTTCTTTCTATAGGATATGATACTATTTCTTGATAAGGAAGTTCTTGTTGCATAGACTGTTCAGATGAAACTTCCCCTCCATTTTCTTTTCTAGAAATATATTGTAATTGATTTTCTCCAAAATATCCTTCAGGATTAACTACAGCTTTTATATCTGGGTTGAGCATCATACTTATAAATTCTTTATAGGCAGTAGGATGTTCTTTAGATTTTAACCACATACCAGTTTCGTGGTCTACACTGTGTAAATGACCTGTTTCATCACGAGTATATCCAAGTTCTTTAGCTCTTTCTATATTATAATCTTCTTTAATTTCCCCACCGTCTTGGAATTCCGAAGTATGTATATATCCTGTTGCATTGTTTCTAGTAAAAAACTTTTGGTTAGCTTGACTGTTAAGTGCATCAGTTTCTATTCTAACATCAAAACCAGGAGATAAAGATGAAGCTCCTATATTTCTATCTTCAAATACTTGGTTAAATGACTGATTAACATTTCCATTATTAATTTCAGTTCTCGTATCTATTCTCCCTTCTATATTAGAAGGTCCATACATCACATCAGAGTAGTTTATATCATAAGGTCCTTCTGTAGCAGCTTTATATGCGAGTTCTTTTTCTTTTGTATTTAAATAATCTTCATAAGCATTAGCTTTCTTACTTTCTACGTTTTGGAATTTATCCCTAAGATTAAGATATAAAGATTGACCTTCTTTGTAAGGTTTTATATCAGGATTAGTTACTTCTCCTCCTTCTTGCATTTTTCTATGCCAGCCTCTTTTTTCATTCCATACTTCTCCTTCAGGCACAGTTGTAGTAGTTCTGTTCTTAGCATCTATCATAGGATATCCCTTTGCTGTAAAAGAAACCTCTTCTTTTATAGGAGATGCTTTAGGAGTAAGGACTGGAAGATCTTTGATAATACTTTCTTGAGGTATTGGAGCAGTTAGATCATTATTAACTGTCTGAGGCATCAATTGATCTGAAAGAGTTTGAGTAGTAAGTCTTGCAGGTATAGGAGTAAAAGCTGCTGGTCTGATTGGAGTACTTGATTTTTTGATCTTGTTAGGATCCATAGGAGTTCCAGAGGTTCCGTACTTGTCCAATCTTACTTTCTTTTGCTCTGAAGATAATTGATTCCAAGGAGTAACTGCTATTGGATCGTACATTACGACAGTTGCCATATCATCATAGAGCATGTCATAGTTACCGTGATTATCAATTATTTCATTCTTAAAGGTTACTTGCCCTTGTGGAAGTATTCTTCTATCATATAGCGCCATAGGCGCCCTCTCATCTATTATGCCTCTTTGAACCTCTCTCTGTTTAAATTTATTAAAGTCTATATCCTGCCTGTAGTCATTGTAAGTAAATGAGGTGTCCCCTTCAAACCTACCAATACCTTGCATCCTACTTCTATAGGTTTCTGGATATTTAGGCTTATCCCTGTGCTCTCCAGCTAACTCATCTTTCATATAATTTGCAGCAACGTCAAGTATTCTAAAAGATGAAGTGTTGTCGTAAGCTTTAGGATCAAACATGGACCCTTGTGGTAAAGGATTTCCATATTGATCAACTAAAGTATAATTTTTATAGTAGTCTAATAAAGCTTGAGAGCTTGCTGCTACTGCAGAACTGTCTGCTGCAGTAGCCTCTACAAAGCCTCCGTCTTGTAGTTTTGGAGTTTTATTTTGCTCATCCCAAACTTTTTGACCGTACCGTTTAATAAAGTCTTCTTTAGACATGTTTCCCCAAGGCCCCTTAACTTCAGTTGCAGGCCTTTTCTCAACTTCCATTCTTGGAACCGTTATTGTTTTAGGCTCTTCTTTGACGGTTTTAGAAGGTTTTTCTTCTTTAACTTTTATCGTCTTTTTAGAAGTTGTTGTCTTTTTAGGACTCTCAACTTCTATTTCATATAGAGCAGGATTCTCTATTGGACTAAATTTTTCATACTTGGGTTCAATAAGGGGAAGATTATTGAATATATCTTTTCCTTGCATTGTAGCTTTTGCAAATTTATAAGGAGTATCGAGAATAACTTGAGTATCATAGTCCACATCATAAAAAGGATATTCTGTATGAATTCGACCTTTCTGCCATCCTCTTTGTTTAGGCTCCCCAGACCAAAAATCTTTATGAATGGTTCGTTTCGCCTGGTGAATATTGTCTTCTAACCTAATTGCAGTATTAAGATCTGTTACAGGAGTGTTGCTTAGTGGATTCGATACGCCTGCATACGGATCATGCTTCTTTACTATTAAAGGATTTGCAAGAAGACTATTATAAAGATCTACATTAGCATTATAGTTAATACTGTCCTTTGCGGCCTCATTCTTACTGCTATTTACATAGTTAAAAAGGTCTTGCAACTCATCGTATTTGGTAGAATCAGGTAAAGTAACTGTAATGCCAGGTTCTTTTATAAGCCTATTCCTAAACCTTTCTAAAGCTGCACCTCCATAATCTCTTTCTAGATCAGCAAGAATCTCTTCATTCCTACTTTCCACAGAAATTCCATTTTGCATTATCTTAGGAGTTATGTTAGTAGGTCTTAATCTTTGTTCTAAGCGTAACTCTCGGATAGTATAAGGATCATGATACTGAGGAGGATTAATTCTTATATCTCTATAAGAAGGATTTTGTAAAGTTCTGTATGGATAAGACAAATAACTACCCATAGCAGCAGGATTATCATAAAAAGAATCTATACTTTTTAAATTTTTTGGGACAATTGTTTCTTGATATTTAGGCAATAAATATCCCTTAGTTCTTTTTTTAGATTTACGTTTAGCCATTTCGTTTACGCTTCTTTTTTTGGGATACTACTTTTTCTGGATCTTTACCTGCAGCTATTGCACAATACCCATCCTCACAACTACACTCTCTTGGTGCAATTTCGCACCATTGTTTTTTATTTTGATTTACGATCTTTCTCTATCTTACGTTTTTCTGACTCTTGCTTATCTTTCATTTGAAGTTCCTTCTCTTTGATATCAAGTTTTCTATTCTCTATTTGAGCCTTTTTATCTTCTTTAGCAACTTCTACTTTCAATCTTTCGATCTCAAGTTGATCAGGTACACCGTTATCATTGATATCCTGGTCCATTTGATTTCTAAATGAATTTATTTCAGCTACGTCAAGTTTTGTTTGACGATCAGTATCTATTTTATATTTATCAAGTTCAAGTTTAGCTTTTTCAAGTTCTGCTTTCATTGTTTCAATTTGCATTTGAGCTTGTTGCTGTGCTTGAGCCTGCTGTGCTTGAGCTTGTTGTTGTTGCTGTTGTTGTTGCATTTCTCTTTCTCTTCTTTGTTTTTCTGCAGTTTCAAGTAGAGTCTTGATCTCAGTAACAGAATCAGTAGAGAACATTTTAACAACATCAGAAAGTTCTGCTTGTTGATTTTGAAGCGCTGCATGAGCAAGTTGTCTCATTGTCATGAACAACTCCTGATCTTTAGCAGAATCAGATACAAACACACCAAAGCTTGAATTAGGAAGTTCTACTGGATCGATTGTAAGCATCTGAACTGTCATATCATCTAAGATATAATGCAGTTTTTTAGCTTTCCCATCTCCCCAAGAAACTTTAGCAGTATCCAAAAGAGATTCTAATACATATCCTTTTATTGTATTATGTTGGTAGAACCACTCTTCTGTAATATAAGAAGATTGAGCTACAGCAGATTGAGTATTACCTACAAGCTCGTTAGGGCCCACTTGCCCTTCACGTTGTTTGGTAACTCCAGATACTTCGCCACATTGTGCTTCTAGATATTCAAGAAGCTGTACTTTTTGGTTAATAGTTTGACCCATTGACAGATCAATAGACTGCCATTGATTAAAATTGGACTGCTTGTTTCTGTTACCTTCTTCATTAGGATTGACAAAAGCAATACCAAGAGCGTCAAAGTAATACAACCATTTTTCCATATCCATTCCCATGGAACTAGGGATCTGACTGATATCTGCAAGAAATTTTTTACCCTTATCTGATGCAAGATCCATTTCAAGTCTATACATCATAATGTTGTATAGATACTGGTATGGTTTCATTCTATCTATCATTGAGATAGACTGAGCATTAAGGTTATTATAAGCAAGACCTACATATCCTAATTTTGCTGTATACAGATTATCTATATCTCTGAATTGGTTAGGCTTAGGACGTATATTCACATAAACATCATCACCTATCTTAGTTCCTTCCCATATCTCAGGTATCCATTCCCATCGTAGATCAATATCTCCTGCTTCTGGATTTATTTTATAACTCTCATCTACGATCATTTCTTGTTCTTGGAAAGTATCAGGATCCAAATAAGTTAAGAATCCTATTTTTCTAAGAGATTTCCATTCAGCATGCACTACGCGTATGTACGAGTCATCTCCTATATTATCATTGAAAGATGTAGCATCAAATCCAGGAGCTCCTGAAAAAACATCTTGATCATAGTCATAACTGAATGTAGGTGATCCAAGAGGGTGAGAAGTACCAGAAACAGTAGAATCTTCGTAGAGATTTGCAATTTCTCTCTCTGTCATATACTCTCCAAAAGTATCAATAACAGACCCAGGGGTCATTCTCATAATATACTTTGCCCATTGAGCATCTTGTATGTTGTCTATATCAGGATCTTTATCGTATTCAAAATATAAAGGATTTATTACTCTTACAGTGGGTTCTCCATTTACAATACCTGTCCAGTATATTTCTTCACCTGCAATAAGAGCATGTTTCCATCCTTTATTGAATTTATCACGTAGTTTTTCTTTTTTCTTAAGATAGGCAAGAATTTGATTTGCCATTATCTCTATAGATCCTTGATAATTTCTTTGCATGTAC